GTAATGCTAGGATTGTTTCTAACAAAGTTACTAGCCATAAAATTTAAGTGAGCTGTAATGTGAGCTCTATGATCTTGACCTGGAAACGCTTGAAAAGGTTTCATACCCATTGCATCAATGTGTTCGATCGCTGGATCTTTTGGTTGATTTGGTGGAGGTGGTGGTAATATTCTATCAATATCCTTTACACCTAATGCTTCGTACATTTTTCTATAACACATATATAAATTGTGCATCTGTGGATTAGACATAGCTAATTGTAATTCAGCTTGTGCTAATGAAACTCTTTGAGACATTGAAAATATATTTGGATCAGCAACAGGTAGAATATCTACTCTGTCATCAAAATCTCTAACTTTAATATTTCTTTGTCCGCCTACTACATCGTATGGATATTCTGGTGGTAAATAAGTTTTAAAGATATTAGCAAGTAATTTAAATTCTTGCTTTAACGATACATACAGTCTTTTATGGATTGCTGACATTACTCTTGAACCACGTTCCAAAAGAGCTACAGTCGTACCAACAGCTGCTGATTGGTTCCCGTCACCGACTTGCATGTCAGCAATCGACGCGAATCTTTGTCCTGCTTGAACGACTATTCCCATCAATTGCAATAATGTAGCAGAAGGTTCCTTATACGGTAAGAATACAAATGCATCTTTTAAGTTTCCTCCTGGTGTATCTACATCTTTAAATTCACCCGGTTGTATGTTTGCAGCATCATCTTTTACTCTGACACCTCTTTGTTTAAATCCTGCCGGAAGATTTGATAATGTTCCCGCGTCTAATAACTGACGGAGAGCCGCAGTTGCAGTACGGCTCAATCCGCCAATCATATGAATGAGTCCAAGGCCATAAAATCCAAGTCCTGGCAGAAATTTAAAATGGACGAAATATTGGATCTTATTTTTCAATGGATCATTGGGCGCGAAGTTTCGTCTTATCGACAAAACTTTCCGACTACCTTGCTCGATTGTAACGATGTAAGGTAATTTTATTCCTGTTGGTTCGCCATCGGCGCCAACATCTTCGAAACCTTCTAAGTCAAGGTCTACGTGGAATTCTAATAATGTATACATAGGTTCAACTCTTTGTGATTTAGTTAAACCTTCTAATTCTAATTCTTTTTGTTTTAATTGATTTGTATTTGCATCAACTGGTTTATTTAATTCTATATCAGAATAAAAACCATTAACTTGTTGTTTACGTAAATCATTTTCTGACATTTTAATAACATGACAAACAGAAGTTGCATCTTGTAGTGATGTTGCTGTGTATGGCACGATTAAATCATCAGCTGGTACAAATTTAGAAACAGCTCTACCTAATAAATCATCGTAATAAACTTTTTTAAATGTTGATCCTGCAAGAGGTAAATAAAATAACATTTGATCAAACTCAGGTTCATATTCTTTCATTTGATCCATCAACTGATAGTTCATGAAATCTTTAACACGCTGAGACTGTTGTTCTTTCATAGGGTTTGTTGCACCCATGACTTGTGTTCTTACTGGTCCATCAGCTGGGAGTAACTCTTTATAAGCGAGCGCCTGAAACTGAGTAACAGCTTCAGCAAGAACCGGGTGAGTCGCCCCCGACGCGCCTTGAAAAGGTTCCGTTCTATTTTCATATTTAAACCCTAACAGATCTAAACCAACAATGTAAGCTCTTTCCCAATCTGAACGAGAAGCTTTGTATTCTCTGTAATCACCTTCTAATCTATTAGCGATTGGATCCGTAATATCTTCTGGTAATAAATCATTTAAGTTTGCAAAGTGATCACCTTGTTCAGGTGTAGGCATTGCATTTGGATCAAAATCAATTGTTGCCCCTTCTTCGTCTTCTGTAACTTCAACGGGACCTTTTGGTGTGTCTTCTTCCAAAACATCGACAACAGATTCTGCAACTTCTTCATCTTCTGGTCGTTTTATGTTTGGGAGACCTTTATCTATTTCTGCCATTTAAATTCTCCTATATTCTTTTAACACGATTATACATTGAAGGCAACCCCTGTGGATTAGGCCCTGATTCAGGTGGAATTGCATTGGGTCTTCTGATTGAAGCTATTCCGCCGCCTGCTGCCATAAAATCCATTGGCATTCCTATATCTCTTTGTTGTTTTCTTATTAAATCTTCTTGTCTTATTTTTTCTTTTGCTGCGGCTCCTTCTTGCATAGCTTTATCCATTAAACCTTGATCATAAAACTGTCCTGCTTCTAATTGAGGATTTGGTCTTATAAATGGTTGTATGTTTAACAAATATTGATCTAATGTATCATCATAAACATTTTGCCTAGCATCTTCTGCTCTTTTACGATAACCCACTCTTCCATAACCAGGATTAACTTTTTGTTGTTCCATTTTAGTTAATTTTTCTCCAAGTTCCATAACATTTTCTGCTTGTGGTGCAGCTGATCCTGGAGTAAGAGCTGCTTCAAATTCTTCTTGTTCTGATTGACCAAATATTGGACCAAAACCATAATCAGTTGCATTACCAATAATTCTTGACCATTTTTTACCAGCAGCATAATCACCAACTGCAAATGGAAGCATAAAACCTGCTTCAGCTAACAAACCATAACCAGTCCACTTAGCAGCACCCTTCACTTTTCTCATTCCTTTTATAAACTTATCCATTTTACTTACAGCTGGTTTATCTCCTGCAGCTGCTTTTTCTACTAATTCGTTGAAACTTTTTCTGTAATCAGCAATTGAATTACACTGACCACCAACACCTTTAGTACACAAAATACCATTATCTTTAAATATTTGAATTGCATTGGCAGTAAATTTTTTTAATTCTGGTTTAGTTAATTTTTTAATATCTTTTTTAGCTATCTCTGTTTTTCTCAATCCTTTCGCTAAAGATTTTTCAGTATCTCCTCCGACAAGTGTTGTGTTTTCTGGTTTGTATATTCCTTTTTCATCAGGGTTAAAAATTTGAAAGTTTACTGTTCCCCTTACTTGTTGTTGTGTGCCTGGCAAACCTTTAAATTTAGTACCGAATAATTCATCAGTGTAAGAAAATTCTCTTGCTATTTTTTTTCCTTTAGCTTGTAGTTCAGCAAACTCCCTTTCTTTACCAGGAATAACTCTAAAGTTATCGCCTTCTACCTGTTCCATCAATTTCATTCTGTCGTTATGAATTTTTGTTAATGCATTTTCAGCAGCAGTATGTTTAGAAAGTGCTATTCTTTCTCTGTTTAATTCTTGTTTCAAAGGATACAGTGTATCTGCAGTTTCTTTTTTTAACTGCGGTCCTGGTTTATCAGGATCTAGTATACCTGCTTTAAGACTGTGTGCTATATCCCATCCAGACCTTCTTTTTAAAGGATTTATTTTAGAAATTTTAACTCCTTCAGGATCCAGTTTTCTTCTTGCTTTTTGACTAGGTGTTTCTTTTTTTTTACCCCCTCTTCCATAAATTTTTTCATATTCTTTAATTGTAGGGTGGTCTGGAATTTTATATTTATTTTTTACATTTGTTACTAATTGTTCAACACGTTTTGTCCCAAGATCAGGAAAATATTTCTTTTGAAGATCTTTAATAGATAAACCTGCTTCTCTAGCGTAAGAAAATTCTCCACCACCCGTTCCTCTAGGTAATTTATAAAATTCTGTTACATCATCTACAAATTGCTTCAATTTACCTTCAGGTCCTTCGCCATATTGATATGCCAAAAACTTACCTTCCGGCGTAGATATATCAATACCATGTTTAAATTTTGGAATTCCTCCAGTAGTGTCTACATCTCTTAAAGTTATATCAACATTTGCTACTATAAACTTTCTATTCCCCGCAGGAAGTTTACTCAACGCATCTTCAGCCGCCATAGTTTTAGCTTGTGTTAATTTACCTTCAGGAATTTGGTCTAAATCTCTGCCTCTAACATTAGGGTCATTGTTTAAAGCTTCGTTGTATAATCTTGTAAATTCAGGTCCGCCAGAAAAATTAGTTTTTCCTTCAGCTACATCTTTTATTTTATTTCTAAATTTTCTTTTAACTGCGGTTCTATCTTTAGTTCCTAACTCAAAGTATTTTTTGCCTTCAAACATACTTTTCGTTAAAGCGTCTAATGATTCTTCTCCATAAATTGTATAATCTTTTAAAACTCCTTCTAGTTTTTGTTTTGGTAAGTTATATTTTTCTGTTAGTTCTTGAGCTCTTTTTTGTTTTGCTTGTTCGTTTAGATATTTCGTAAAATTATATTTTTCATCATCAGTCATTTCACTCAATAACCTATCAGGATCAAACCCTGCTTTTTTTAAAGCTGATCCACCTGGCTCAAACCCGATCCGTCCACCTTGATTCATGTTAAATGGTCTTTCTAAATTTTTTCTTTGTAAGTACTCTTCGTATGTTTCTTGAGAAGGGTCGAAGTCTTTTAACATTTCATCTTTAAGGCTACCCGGTTCTAAATCATCTACTAAAGCTGCTTGGTCCATGATCCGTGGTTCTTGGAACTTGGATTTTGGACGAGTTAACCACGCCATCATTTGTTGATACTCTTCTACCTTAGCCATTATTCTCCTAACATTTTTGCAAGGCCACCAGATGCAAAGTCATCAGCCATGTCTGCAGCAGCGTCCGCTTCAGCTTCTGCTCTTCCTCGTGCCCATTCAAGTTGATCTGCTTTTTTAGTGGTAGGTAAAGTTTCAACTTCTTTAAACTTTCCACTTTTATCTTTTATTACATTTCTTCCAGTTGCAAATCTTTCAACTTCAGAAAAATCAGATCCATGATCACCGTATTTTTCAATAGTTGATTCTTCAAATTTAACATTTTCTGGATCTCCTCCCGTAAATTCTGCCTCTTCAACAGTAAACTCTTCTTTAGTTTTTCCACCACCTTTTCCTGTTTTAAGATCGGGTTCAATAATTTCTGCTGCTTTATACTCTAATCTAACCGGTTGACCATAATAACCGTCAGACCAACCATGTTTACCCATTCCAATATCAACGGCAACATCACCAGTATCTAATTGCTGTGTTACATAAACATCTGTTTTAGATTCTGGTAATTTAGTTTTATGAACAATAACTCTTTCTGCTCCTGATTCAACTTCTGTTCCTTCTCTAAGAACTTTATTTACAAGGGGCTTGAACCATGATGGCATGCCTTCAATATTATTAATTGGAACTTGTGTTAATTCTTTTGCAACAGTTGCTCCTTCTTTACCAAAAAGTTTTAATGCACCTGTTTTAAGTGCACCGATACCAGCGCCTATTCCACCCATTAATTTTAAAAACGCACGACGGCCCATTTTAAATGGCATTCTTTCATTTGTATCTTCTGCAAGTAAATAACTTAAACCAGTTCTGCCACCTTGTGCAAAATCTTCTGGTTCAATGTTTCTTTCAAAAATATGATCGGTAACACTTTCATCCATTGCAATTTTTTCTCTATCTGCTTTTGATAAACTTTTATATCGACCTTCTCCTTTTAAAACTCTATTAGCTTCTTTCATTGCTTCAATAGGTTCTAATTTTTTAATATCTGTAATAACACGTTCAACAGTAACTATTTCTTCTGCAAAAGGTTTACCAAAATCTGCTTTAATAACTTTACCTCGTTTACCAAGTAACATTTCTGTAATACCTTTTCCTTCAGGACTGTCTGCAGATATAATTTTTTGTCTTTTAGGTTTGTTAAGTTCAAGCGTATATTTTAATTCTTGTTCAGATAATTTATCAAGATCTACACCTTGTTTTTGTGCAGATGTAACATAACGTTGAAATTTTTTGTCAGCTAACTTTCTAATATCTTTACCAATAGACATAATACCTGATGCTTGACCAGATCCTTTAACTACGTCTTTTAATATTAAATTATATAAAAATTTTAACCCTGACATTAATAATATTCCATCTTCCTAGGCGCTTTTGGTGGATCCCAATAATCTTCTGGGTGTTGTATAAAACCACCTTGTCTAAAACGCATAACAGCTTGAGTCATACTATCAACTAAGTCGTCATGATCACCATGTGGGAATGCTGCACACTCCTCAATAACTTCCTCCGCAAATTTCTGGTCAGGCGCCCAAATTATGCCAGATTCAAAAAGCGGAGCACATGTATTTACTCTTACATGTTTATCATTTCCTTTGCTCGGTGTAAAGTTTTGAACTGGAATATCCATTTGTCTCAATTCATAGGTCAAAGGCAGTCCAGATGCCTTAGCTTCAATGATAACTGACTCCGGATTCCAATATTTGTACTGCTCTAGAGCTAATCTTCGTAATTCTGGAAATTCATACCTTCCTTTGATGGCATCTACTAAAATTAGGTTAGGAGGTGAGTCTTCATTTGGATAAAAGACCCCCCAAGTCGTAATTGCAGAGTAATCGGCTGTTTCTTTTTTTAAAAATGCAGTATCGTACGATTGAATTACGTAATGTAGGTCTGGAATATAATCTTTTTCCCATTTTCGCCACCATTCCCGTTTTATTATTGCTCCTTCTTCAGAAGTTGGTCTTTGCATCCACTGTGCATTCCATTTTCCAACTGGAAGTGTCGCTTTTACTTTTTCTAGCTCGTCTAATTTCCAATATTCTGGCCAAACGGCTTCAGGTTTAGTTCCGTGGTCCAAGATTGCTGGAAACTCGACCACTTCCCACTGATCAGCTTTAACTTCTTTTTGATTTTGCAGTAAAATTCCGGTCAAATCTTTTTTTGACCACCTAGTCATTACTAAAATAATTTTTCCACCAGGTTGAAGACGTTGACGTGGACCTGATGTGTACCATTCGTACGCATTTTCCATAGCTGTTGGAGACATAGCGTCTTGTTCCGAGTGCGGGTCATCAATAATTAGTAAGTCAGCACCTCTTCCAGTGATTGCTCCACCAACACCAGCAGCAAAATACTCGCCACCTTGAGCAGTTTCCCAACGTCCTGCAGCTTGACTGTCTTCTTGTAGTCTAGTTTTAAAAATTTTTGCATATTCTTCTGAGTCAATTAAGTTTTTAGCCTTACGTCCAAAACGAATTGCTAGTTCACCAGTGTGAGTTGCTTGAATTATCTTTAATTTAGGTTGACGGCCCACCATCCAAGCCGGAAGTAAGTATGAGGCAAACTCCGACTTAGTGTGTCTTGGGGGCATGTTAACAATTAAACGATTAATTTTACCTGTTGCAAGGTCATTAAACTTTTTTGCTATATGTCTATGATGCGCGCCTTCAATAAACTCGGGCCAAACACATTTAACAAAGGATAAAAAATCGTCTTTTGCTTTATTTTGAATTTTTTTCTCTGCATACATTACCTGTAGCTGCAAGAATTTTTTTCTAACGTCTGATGGAAGCTTACTTATATCTATATTATCTAAATTCATACAAAATTTTTAAAAAATTTTTCGCACCCTTATAAGATGTTGAAGAAGTTTTTACCACCATTGACTGTCTAAATCAAGCAATACAACCTAGAGTAGTGGGACCCCTTTTTATTTTAAAGGGGATCGCCTTTTTTTCTTCGCGGATTTTTGGGATTGGGTTTGGTACCTCTATTGATACAGTGTAAAAAGCAGGGGCGATTGCTCGCCCGTGCCGTGGTTGATGATTAGTCTAGCAAGACCATGTAAGCTTTGGCATTGTGTTGTCTAAACCATTGCAAGTCCTTACGTACTTTGTCCCATAGTTTAGATGCACCGTCAAAGCCAGCTTGTTTATCTTCTAGTGTAGCTGCTAATTCATTAAGAAATAATCTATCATGAATAATAGACTCTTGTTGAGTTAGCATAACAGATTCGCCATTGAATCTATTTTTTCTCTCGTAACTTCTTTCGTTTGTGTTTCCTTTTGCTTTCATGTCCTTGATCATATAGGATAAATCAATCATTGTCAATAGGTGTTATTACTTTATATGTTTGCCCCTCTCGATAACCCATATCATAAATATGTGTTGTAACCTTAACAGGTGTTTCGCTCGGCTTTCTAACAGGGTTTATATTTGCAATCTCATCTTTAAACTTATGTAAAAAACCAAATAAGCAATTTTGATTACAGAAATAAGCAAAAATACTTTCCCTGATGTACTCACTCTTTAATGCTATTTTTCTTGTTCTTAAAACTTTGTTGTCGCCTGTTCCTCGGACCCTTGATTGTGTAAAAATCTTATGGCAATTAGGATTATGACACCAATTATAATTACTCATTTTTTCCTCGCCATTTGCCAAACACAAACAACAATCATAAACCAAAATAAAAGTTTTATTTCTATTGGCATTAGTGCCTCACTTTCCAACTTGTTGTTGCTGTTCTATATCCATGACTATCTAAATCGTAATAGACATAATAAGGTGTTCCGTTTTTAGCAACACCATATCTGCTTTTCTCGTCATGTTTGCCTTGTCTTGTTATGTGCTTCTTATGTTTAGAAGCCCAATAAGTTATATAAAATGTTTTAGTCATATTATCCTTTCTAATTAATGACTTATCCTACCATAAGTAGGATAAGTCTGTCAACACTTAATTTACGCTTTGTTGTTTCTCATATAATAACCTTTCGGCTATTTTTTCCTCTCTTGTTTTCTCTCTCTTGTTCTTCATGCCTTTTATTCTATCAGCTAGATTTTTAGGATTGTAGATAGTTAGACCTGTACTATTAGTTCTAATTATTTCTGCATCTGAAATATTCAAACCAAGTTCTGTTGCAAGTTCTATTGCTTCGTCTAAATATTTATAA